ACAACGACGGCTCGGGCGACCAGCACAACCTCCCGTTCTCGGGGACGGTGGACTGGCCGAGGCTCGTGCGGACAATCGCCGAGTCCTCGTATGTGAAGCCCCTCAGCCTGGAGGTGACGATGGGCAACTTCGTCTTCGAGGACGAGGACGGTGAAGAGATCCAAGGTGTGATCGAATACATCGAGGACGACATCGCCACCGTAGTCGATGACGAAGAAGGGGAGTGGGAAATTGCAACAGATGAGCTAAGTAAAGCGTAGTGCTCAAGACTGAGCTTCGCTCATATCAAAGCGAGGCTGTCGATGCTGCACTCCAGCACGATGGCTTCGCTTTATTTCCTGAGCAACGCACAGGCAAATGCCTGATTGCTCTGGCTGTGGTCGATCATCACAAGCCTGACATCGTAGTCATCGTGTGTCCGAAGAAAGCACGCATCACTTGGGAGTCAGAGATTGCAAAACACCTTGACCTCGACTGGGAATGTGCCTTCTACATCATAAATTATCAACAACCGGTAAAAAATTTAGCGCTGCGCGGGCATTGGTACAAATTTAGCAAAGATTTCGTAGATGGTGGTGGCACTTTGATGGTGATCGCAGATGAAAGTCACCACATCAAAAAACCTGGGACTGCACAGTCACGGTTCGTTCGCACACTGGGCAAGCGTGCACACTGGCGACTCGCTCTCACCGGCACGCCAATAGACAAAGGTTACGAGCAGCTCTGGGCAACCTTCGATTTCGTTCAGCACAAGGTAGCGTTCGGCACCTATGATCAGTTCAAGAATCGATACGTGCTCTACGATGAGAAGGAGCGCAGGGATGGTCGCCAATACAAAGTGATCACCGGCTATCAGCGTGGACCTGAGCTGCTGAAGATCATTCACCACTACTCCTACCGCATCACATTCAACGAGGCACGCATCGCCATGGGCAAGAAGCCGATCACGATCCGCAAGCGCAAGGTGTACTTCGATCTGAACAAGAAGTCACGCAGACTGTACGACTCGATGGACAAGGAGATGCAGGTCGTCGTTGATGGACTCGACATCGAAGCACCACTGCCGGTCACGAAGATTCAGAAGCTGCAGCAGATCTGCGGAGGATTCCTGCTGATGCTGGAGCCACGAGTCCCCGGTAAGAAGAAGCGCAAACGATTCGTCGTGCCCACGGGTAAGGAGAAGCTGACTGCTCTCATGCAGCTGCTATCTGGCATGGACGACCGCAAGCTCGTCATCTGTGCTCGCTTCACCCACGAGATCAAAGCTATCAACGAGCTGCTCCATGAGTTCAAGTGGACGCACAAGGAAATCTCAGGCAGCTCTGAGTGGGATGGCAAGTTCGACGTCGATGTCGTAGTGATGCAGATCCGCAGTGGGTTGGGCTTCGACCTGAGTGAGGCGAACACCTACGTCTTCTATTCATGGGACCACAGCTACATCGTGTTCGAGCAGTCACGCTTCCGCATCATGGACATGGAGCGCACGACGCAGATCAACTACCACTTTCTGATGGCACGAGACACCATCGAGGAGGAATATTTTGAAGCAATCGCACGCAAGAAGGATTTCTCAGCCCTCGTCCTCGACAAGTACCGCAAAACGAAAGCAGCGAAGCGTCGAAGAGCAACTCGAAAAGCTGCGGGCCGAGTTCGACAAGCCTGTAAGAAAAAGCAGCTTGCCCTCGATCTCTAATTAGGTGTTTACAGTGGGAGCACTGCCATGATAGGGTCCCCATCCCAAAGTAAGTTAGAGTGATACCGTTATGGCTACAGCTAAGAAATCATCTAGGATTACGATCACCCCTCCCAACTTCCAGTCTGTCCAACTACGCCTGCAGGGTATGTCCCCACTGATGCAGAACAAGTTCTCCAAGAAAGCAGTTGATGCAATTGCGGAGAAGCAGACTGCTGCTGATGTTGTGAAGGGACCCCGCGCTCCGAAGGACTACGAAGCTGAGTTCAACGCCGCACGCTACGTCAGCCGTCAGGGCTGGGACGGTGTACCGTGTCGTCAGGTCCGTGCTTCAATGATTCGAGCGTGCGCCAACATCGATGGGCTCGACATGATGCGAGCGAAGACTGCGTTCTTCATCGATGCACACGGCTTCGACAAAGTAGATGGCACACCGCTGCTCAAGATCGAAGGTGCAAAGCCGGGGGTACATGTAGCAGTGGTACATGACACACGTCCGGTTGCCATCGTCAACACGTTCGATCTGCGCAACCGTCCGCTCTATCCCGAGTGGGCATTGACTATGACGCTCAATTTCGATGCAGATCTCTGCACGGAGACTGACGTCGCCAACCTACTCGCACGAGCGGGTGCCACCATTGGCATTGGTGAGCTACGTCCGCTCGGCAAGAAGGGATTCGGTGGCGATTACGGGATGTGGGAAGTGCAGGCTCCGAAGGCTCCTGCGAAGAAGAAGGCAGCTCGTAAGAGGAAGGCGGCATGAGCAACAACATCTTCAGTTGGTCCAAGCAACACCCCGTTGAGGCCCAACTCATCGGGGAATGGATCGAGTCACTGAACGACAACAGCGGTCAAGGCATGGTCGATGCCGCCGCTGATGTCCTCTCCCCCGCTCACGAACTATTCGAGTGGGATGAGACGAAAGCCGCAGGGAAGTATCGACTGCGTCAGGCTGCTGAGATCCGTTCATCGTTGCGCATCGAAGTTCGGCAGTCAGCCAAGAAGCCCACTCACATTCCGGCATATATTGCCGCTACCGACAGAGGACAATACGTTCTCACTATCGAAGCAAGTGCGGAAGAACTGACGGACGCAGAGCAGCGATTTCTAAGTCAGATCAACTCCTTTCGACAGAAGTGGGCGGGACTCAAACTCGCGGAGACTGTCATCGAAGCTATCGATGAAGTCAGGCGTAGCACTTCACGTCGCACTGCTCCTAAGAAAAAGAAGCGTGCGGCGAAAAGGTGATCTCACTCTTACGGTTAGGTTTGCTGGGGCAGTCATGGTCCGATATGGTTTGATCAGGTCCTGTGCGATTAGGTACGGCAAGGCAGTCATGGTCATGCTAGGAATGTTGAGGCCCGGTACGGTGGGCAACGGTACGGCAGTTAGGGTCAGGTGGCCTCAGGTGTCGTAGGTTCAGGCGGGGCGAGTTGTGGCAAGGCAGTCAAGGTGTCGTTAGGCGAGTTTCGGTACGGCGGGGCAAGGCAGTCAAGGTTTGGTCTGCTCCGATCTGGTTTGGTCGGGTGGGCTGAGGTTAGGCACGGCAGTCGAGGTAAGGCACGTTCTGGCATCATCTGGCACGTCATGGTTAGGCACGGCAGTCTAGGTGCGCTCAGGTATGTTCTGTTCCGACAAGCTGAGGTCAGGCAGTCAAGGTCAGATCTGGCATGGTTCGATTCGATATGTTCTGGTGCGCTTTGGTGTGGTCAGGCAGTCATGGTGGGCTTAGGGACGGTACGCCCCTCTGGGGTTTCGTCAGGCAAGGCAGTCTAGGTGTGGTAAGACGTGGAGAGGTATCTTCTGGCAAGGTCTGGTTGGGTCAGGCAGTCGCGGCGACGTTAGCTTGGGTCACGTCTGCATGGTATGGCACGGCAGTCCCGGTGGGTTGTGGGTTGGTATGTTCTGGTGAGGTTCGCTGTGGTTCGGCAGTCATGGCGAGGCAACGCGAGTTTTCGTGGGGCAAGGTCGGTTATGGCAAGGCAAGGCAGTCTAGGTGAGTTCACGTTGGGTCAGCTGGGGTCAGGCATGCTATGGCAAGGCAGTCTCGGTTAGGCGAGGTAACGCAAGGCTCGTTCTGGTGCGCTCTGGCACGGCAGTCGAGGTGTGGTGCCTTCTGGTCCGTTACGGTGGGCTCAGGTTAGGCTCGGTAGGGCAGGAGCGCTAAGTGAGTGAACATGGTCTGTGGGTTTGGCTCAGGGATACGGTCTTGCCCATAGGTCATTATTCGCGAGTCGAAACCGGTGGTACCGCTCCCGGTTTTCCTGATGTGCACTATCAACTCAAACACAATCACTGTGGCACCATCGAGTTGAAACACAACGCAAGAAATCGAACGACTCCTTTCACCGATGAGAAAAAAGGGATGCGTGCCTCGCAGTTGCGCTGGATCGAAAACAACATGGAGTACCACGGTGTCGTCTGGATCATCGCTGAAGCACCTCCTGATATCTTCGTTATCCACGGAAGCGAAGCCGAGGAAATCAATGGTTCAACTCGTGAAAACCTGCACAAAATTTCGGCAGCAGTTTTGCATCGTGAGTCTCCCGAAGATGCTGCCTTCAAACTCGTCAACATTCTCATGGGGGTAACTAAACCTGATGGCTGATCGAACTTGCATCTACATGAGTCCCTACAACGCACCTCTCTGTAGCGAGTGCGGTCACGATCTTTCCCTGTGTGAGTGCGTCGATCCCGATGCCTTGGCACACGAGCGCTTGCACAGTATCGACGGGCTCATCTTCACCATGGTCCGTGACGAGCTAGTCGCAGATCGCACGGCAGATCCTGACACCGTTCACCTGTTGGGCACGCTCATGGAGAAGCTCGGCCTGCTCTCCATAGCGATGGCACGACACGACCGTGGTCTCAGCACCACTACCCAGGAAGTCCTGCGAGAGGCTGTGCGGGTAGCTACGATGGCGATCCGCGTGGCGAGCGAGGGTGACTCCAATTACAGCTACGTTTTTCCGGCTGTCGAAACAGAGCTGCCCGCAGGGCCGACTGCTCGGCAGTACTGATTCTGATACTCTACCTTTGGTATGGACGTGGCAAAGATCCTGAGTCAAGCCGCTGAGATCTGCGGCACTCGCCGGGAGCTGGCAGAGCACCTCGACGTCAGCGTAGCCTCGCTGGACAAGTGGCGGCGGGACCGACGCATCCCAGCCAAGCACTGCCTTCAGATCTACCGGCTCACCACAGTCCCTCTGTACAGGCTCAACGACGTGTTCCCTGAGACCCTGATCGTAGGTAGCCGGTGGCAAGAACGCATCCTGAAGCGTCTCAAGAGGCTCAAGGATCAAGGTCTGCGACGTGACATCGAAACCATGCTGGAACTGGAGGTCGGAGATGGCTAGACACGACAAGAAGGACATGACGAAGCGACACGTGAAGTTGCACCGCAATCTCGATGAGCTGATCGCATGCTTCTACATCGAGACGGGACTGCTCGCAGGGACCACCACCTTGATGGAGTTCATGGAGTGGTCGCACAAGATGACGGTCAAACCCACCTGCGCTACCGTGGAGGAGACAGATGAAGTGGGATCGTGAACGCATCGTTGAGATCATCGGTGATGAAGTCGATGCTCTGGAGAAGCTGATCGAGGGTGTGCGTGCTGAGGCTATCGGCTGGACCTGGGCTGAGGCATGCAGTCAGTACGACAAAGGGCTCGACGTGCGTCACCAGATCATGCCTGACCTTCTTGCTAAAGCCCTGCTCGATCTCAACCCGGAGCGCAAGTGATGTCTGACCACGAATCTGAAGGCGAGAATAAAGTCACCACCCGCATGGGAATAGAGGATGGACAGGTCGTGATCTTCTGGTCCGAACTCATCGCCACGATCAGATTCGATCCTGATTCTGCAGACAAGTTCGCAGACGCGATCAAAGAGAAGGCTCAGCAGGCACGAGACCTCACCAATTAGCCCCTGTTACACGGCAGCGTTTTCCTGTATGCTCTCCTGAGTATCTGAAACTGGAGAAGTACTATGCCTTTGAGAGCAACATCCGATAGCGTTGGAGCGCAACTCGCGATGATGCGAAAACGCAACACGAAAGAGTGCGTGAACCCCGAGTGCAAGAATGTGTTCGAGGGTCTCGTGATCACTAACTACTGTTCCGACGAGTGCCGGTTCCGTGCTTCATACCTGCGGCGCAAGGAACGAGCGGTGGCGAAGGCAGCGAAAGCAGCACGTCAGGCTCGGCGCAAAGCCATAGCAGGAAAGTAAGGAGACCCCATGGCATATCTGAAACAACACCGCAAAGCCATCCTCGAAATCGAAGGGCGCATGCTCAGTGGCAACTTCAAGATCAGCCTCACCAACGACCGTGATCGCGAAGCACTGGTGGAGTTCATCACCGAAATCCGCAAGCAGCTTCGCGACTTCGATCCGTCGAAGGCACCAAGGAGAGGACCCAAGAAGGAGAAGAAGCTAGTCCTACGCAAGAAGAAGGCGAAGCGCAAAGCATGAGCCTCGTCATGGTGGACCTCGAAGGCACGCTGAGCGATCACACTGATCGCTTGGCTATCCTTCAGGCTACCACGGCAGCGGACCCTCGCAATCGTGAAGCATGGAAGATCTACTACAAAGGACTGCCTGACGATGAGCCCCGTCCGCAAGTACTGCTAGCCGTCAAGACATGGATCGAGGCAGGTTGCTACATCCTCGTCTACAGCACCCGCTTCAAGAACAAGTACGGTCACGAGGAAGAGTGGCTGCGTGGTCACGAACTGTTCGACAAGGTCATCCTGCGTCAACGTGATCAGTGGGAGACACGCATCGAAGGTCCCGATCTAGTTTCAGAGTGGGCAGTGCGTGACAACCCCCACATCCTGATCGATGATCGTGAAGAGGTTCGTGATAAGGTGAAGCACTGGTGTCCTGACACCATGGTGCTGGCACCGGAGGATTTCCCCTACGAGGGACAACGACATGATCCTACAGTGTGAGGATGGATTCCTCTTTCACCTGTGGGGCTCGACCGGCAAGTGTGTACGTTGTGGTGTTACCGGAATCGACCTCGACTCCTCCTACTTCGACCAGGGAACGGTTGCCGACGAGACATCGGTGGACGACCGGTCTGCACCTGCATCGCTCTCGCCTGTGCGCCTTGCTGATCACCCATCCCTATTCGGTTCGCTCCTCCCGGCATTCCTGCGCCGCCACCACCGGGCATGAAGCCACGTCCCGGCATGACAGCTGCACGAACACCACCAGCTCCCGGCGCAGTCGCTTGCTGCTTACGCTGTTGTAGCATGCGTTGGTAGTCACCTGCGCCACCACCGGCACCGGGTCTACCCATCCCAGGTGGACGACCGACACCACGCAACGGCACGCCTGCTCCCGGTGGCTGTGGTCTTGGCTGTCCTTGACCAACTCCCGGTCTACCTATCCCACCACCTGCTCCGGGTGCTCCGGGTCCTCGTAGCTGACGTCCTTGGATTCCACCTCGATCTATGAAGCCTTGGATCGGTGATCCACCACCACCCGGTCCCGGTGCGCTCCCTGGCATGACGGCAGCGCGAGCGAGTCCACCACCACCCGGTGGTTGTCCACGACCTCTCATGCCTCTGCGACCTCGCCTGCCACGCTGCATCATGCCGCGCATCGCCCCACCGAATTGCATCTTCACAGGCTCTTCACCCGCAGCAGCTCGCGCACGCTCCAGATAGGCAACGAGAGATGGTGGCACTCGACCGGGCCGGAACCCTGGAGCTACGTCCGCAGCAGTTCGTGCAGGAGGTCCAACACGTCGAGGAGGTGCAGCACTGGAGATGAACTCACGCCCCGGAACAGGATCAATCGTTCGCACAGGTTCTGTGGCAGCTGCCAATCCACCTTCAGTGGGAGGAGCTGCAAGTGTTTTTTCAGGTGGATACCACTTCTCACCTGATTGAGTCCAACCCGCTCTCTCCAGTTCCCTCTTAGCAGTAGGCAACCTCGAAGCCTTTCGCCCTGCCACACGCTCCGATGCCTGCCTGAGCGTCAAAGGTTCAGTGCCGTACTTCTCGCGCCAGCGTTCCTCTGAGGTCCGCGTATCCCGCGCTTCTCCCAATAGCCTCAGAGCGGTGCCACCACGCTGATACCCCTTAGCTTTCTTGTCAGCAGAAACGAACTCCTTCGCCACACTCACAGGTGGTGCCTCCCCTCGTGATGGTTTCCATCCATGCGCGACAGCTCGCATGAACTTTGCCTGTTTCGGAGTCTTCGATGGCATGACTATTCCTCGACCACTTCGCCGGTCTTACCGTCGATGGTCACAGCGTTGTCTGGTTTTGATTGAATCAATGCGAGGATGCTGCTCATCACTTCGAGCTTGGTCTCATCTCGCAGGCCGAGAGGTGAGCTGTCTCCGTCACCTCCAGATACCGCAGTGTGCTGACGATCTTTCCAGTGGTCTCGCTGGCGATTGGTAATCCAGAGCTTGATAGCGGTGACGTCGGGCTTGTAATGCTTAACGGTCGGTGCACGAGTAACGTCGCCGTCCCAGAAGAACAACTTCTCCTCGTCGTGTGTGTAACCCACTGCGGATTGATAGAGGGCGGAAAGAACGGCAGCATCGGCATCGGTGTAGCCATCTTCGAGTGCTTCTTTGAACAGAGGGTACTGCTTCTTCCACGTTCCGATCTGACGTCGGTTGATGTCGAATAGCTCCGACATCTGATCCTCATTGATGCCACGCATGGCAATCGCACGCACCTGATCGAGGTGACCCGGCAGAAACAGACGCGAGCCTTCAGCGAGGAGTCGCCCCTCACGGTTGCGTACCAGATTGCGCTTGCCTTTGAATCTTCCAGCCATTGTTACCTACATACGAAGTGGATATGACGCACTTAACCATGGAAGTTTGGGTGCAGGCTGGCCCGTAGTAGCTCGCAGATCCTCGATGGTGGGTCCCTCTGCCTGTCCCTGTTCTGGTGGTTGCTCGATTGAAATTGGCTCTTCATCTTCTTGCTTAAGCAACCACGGAATTGCTCCTATGGTTGCAATCTCTGCCGCCGATGCACGATCAATGACTTGCTTCCATGCTTCCCACTTCTTAGATTGCTGCAGCAGTCGCTCGGCTACGTCAAGCCGTCCTGCAGCAGCGTTTCTCACTGCCGCATTGAATTCATCAGAAGCTAGAAGCTCATCGGTTCTTTTCGCAACTTTAAACTGACCGGATGCGATGTCTGTAATGGCACCTGCTCCACGAGATCCAATGTACCCTGTCTTACTGAAAGCGAAGGTCTGGAATCCAGCTTTGAACATGCGCAGTAATGGCGTACCACTTTCAAGCTGACGGATGACTGCAGTCTCTCCTCCTTCTGCCGCTGCCATCTTTTTCCCTCTCTCAATGCTCTCTGCGATTCTCCCTAGTGAATCAAAACGAGTCTTCGCTCCTTCTGGCATGTGCTTGAATAACTCAGCCTTCGCCCATGGGTTCGCATTGAGATTCCTCCATGCCTTAGCAAATTGAGGAGTGATTATCCTATCCCCACCTACTGGGAAGAACATATCATTGAGGATCATAGCAGCAGCTTGCCTACGCCTCCCTTTAGGCAACGCTTCCATCAGCTGAGTGAACTGCGTGGCTTCTCCTTTGGTCGCTAGCTCGGCAGATGCACTCGCGATGCGCGGCATCAATGACTGATTCATTTGCCTGCCGAACAATGTCACCATCTGATCTTCGAGAATATTGATCTGATCGGTAAGCTTTCGAGCCATTCCATAATTAGCACCCAATGAAGGTGACACACCATCAGCAACAGCTTGTTGATCTCGAATGATTGCTGCGTAGATATCATCCGTCCCAGATTCATCCCCCTTGCGTCGAGCCTGCTCCATCTTGGCACGCACTGCATCCAAACGTCCGTAGGTGGGACGCAACCTCCCTCCTTGTGTCCCTGGACCAAAAAGAATGCCGTGCAATTCACTTTCTATAACAGAAAGCCCTGAGGTATCCCCACCCAATACTCTCAAGCGTTCCAAGAGATAGGCTTTTACTGAGGACGCTTCCATGCGAACGGTGCCCTGGACGAGGGTCTCTTCAACTGCTGCGTAAGCCTTCTCAGCTTGTGTCGTCAGATCTTTGAGATTGGTATTGAACTCATCTCTAACACGCACATTCAAAATGCTTCTGTCGGGTTGGCCCCCCATCCTCGCAACGAGTTCATCTGCTCGTGCACTCACGGCTTCGATCACTGCGACATCTTTAGCTTTCAACTTACTGTTAGGCTGTTTCTTGAGAGCCTGCACCACTGCAATGAAAGATGCATTATTGGAGAAATGCTCAGGGCTGAGTGCAATGCCTGCCTCCTCTCCTGCTGCAAGAACCTTTTCAATGGGGTCCACACCTAGAGCAGTACGTTCCGCGTTGCCTGCACGGAGATCCTCAGCGATCTCAATCATGGATCTCTCTTCAGCTTCGAGAAAACCTTTGGTGAGATTGGATCTCTTAGGATCGAAGACCACCATTTCGGAAACATCACCTCCTTGCTTGGTGATGATCCCATCGTAACCTTGAGCTTGGAGTCTTTGAGTAAGCTCGGCACCAGTTGCACCTTCATTGGCCTCACTCAATGCGCGTTTCCAGGCTACGGTGTCAGCAGCTTCAAGGATCAATGGATTCTGAAGCTCGACTATGCCTGCTTCCCAACCAGCAGCGGGTGCAGCATTGTCATAACGCATGTTGACGTATTGACCCGCAGGTTCCACGTCTTGACCGAAGCGTGCACCCATGTCAGGTGCCTTCTCAGTATTTCTTATGGTATGCATCGTGATCGGTCGCCCCGTTTGAACGGCACCGGGGTCAGTCATCTTCGCGTACTTCGCACCTAGTGTGGGATCACGGAGTAGACGTCGTATCTCTCCTTCCGCTTTGATTTGCCTAGCCACTGACCTTGCCTTTCGTCCAGCAGAAGCTGCCTTCTTGACTACTCCTAGACCAAGTACCGACATGAGTGCTACGGGTGCCGTATGTGCGGCAGCAGCAAGCGCCGCATTTCCAGTTGCGTTGAGCGTGGCACTCCCAAGACCTGTCTCAGCAGCATGAATAACTTCTCCAACAGGTCCTAACACAGTACCCAACCCTTCGAGGATATCCAGACCTGTCTCGCTCTTGGGCGTGTAGAGAGAGTGTTCCCGTACCCATTCAACTGCCCGTGCTCCTTGCCCTGGTGGTCCAGGCCAGAGGCTTGCTCCAATCCCTGCAAACCCACCAAGAATTTCACCGGCAATGCCACCCCCTATGGTAAGAGCTGCTTCACCTTGACCGATCAGCTGACCTAATGGAGATGCCCGCGACGTCAAGGCACCCACTACCATATCTCCAAAGTCCACCTCAGTGGGTTCAGCCGCTCGGCGTGCCTCTTCCGCCTCGATCCTTCCAAGAGCATCACTAGGTGGAGGTGCAGTTGGAGTTGCCTCTCTCGTTTCTTCTTCAGCCGCGATGTCCGCTAAGGTGACCATTACTTACCTGCCTCCAGTACCTTCTTCGCCTCTGCCAATTGCGCAGGTGAGAGCGCTTTCAATTCTGCAGCAGTCATCCCTTCGTAATCGTCAAAGGTCAAAGCCTCACCCCCACCAACCGGACTGGGGGGCATAGTCCCAAGATTCCGTGGGTTGTAGTCTTGAAGATCAAAGACAGCTCCCCCTTGAGCATCCTCAAATAACCGTTTGTAACCACGTCGAATGATGTCTTCGTAGTCATCGAGCGCTCGCAGATACTCCCCTTCCGATTGTGCAGTTTCCATTCGCGCAATGGATTGCGTAGCCTTTTCACCTTCCAGCTCCGTGATCTGTCCACCACCTTTCAATCCTTGGAAGGCTTCGAGGAAGATGGAACCTGCTAGTTGTTTGTGCCTCACCGAAAAGTCGAAGGCATCTGAAGCAGGGAAAAGATTTTGGGGATCAATCCAAGCAGATACACCGGTTGCTGTCTTAAGCCCTGGATGATCGCGCATCTCATTGAGACCACGGATCGCCATATTGGCTGTCTCCAGTGCGGGCCTAAGCTCTGTTTGTGCAGCGACACTAAGCTTCGCCCATGCTTCTAGAGGTATGAACTCCAGCCTTGCAGCGTTTTGCGCAGCTACCTTCGCAGCTATCCTCTCTGTTATCTGCTGCGGACTCAATGGAGTTTGTGCGAAAGGTATATCCCCATCCTTATCTTTGATGTACTCAATTGGAAGGACTGTGCCATCAGATGCAATTCGTGGAATACCCCAGGCAAACTCTCCTTCCGCTGTTGGATGCTCAAAGAGTTCGGGCTCGAATGCTTTTGTACGGAATCTCTTAGCTGCCGTTTCTCGCTTCAGATCCATCTCACGGTCTTTCTCTCGCTGACCTAGAAGAAGTGCGCTCGTCGTAGATATCGATTCACCAAAGCCACCCGTCTTTGTCGGTGCGAGCATGCCTGCTGCGATTGCTAGCCATCGGTCAGTATTATCAGACCCTCTAGCTCCACCACCTCCGCTCCCTCCCTGCATCTCACCGAGACGAGAGCGTGCTTCTCCCAAATTCATAATTGCTTTAGAAACAGGATCTGGCATCACACCAGCAATGATCTCTTCACTAACGGAACCCCCATTAGCGAATCTCTTTGTGTTACGTCGGAGAACATCGGAGACAATGGAACGTGACGTCGGTGTCAAAGCATCCGCGTCACTGTCCCTGCCAACACCCGTCAGTGCAGCGGCAAGTCCACCTTGTTGTAATCCGCCACCTCGCGTAGCCATTTCGTCACCTCCTGTCGTCGGACCTTCGCGGATCATAAAGGGACCAATACCCATTATCGCCATCCCTTCAGGCACCCACTCCTGAGCACCGTCAGCATACTCATGGATTCTGCCTTTCCCAGTACCGTACACATCTATCGCATGGAGCTTTGCCATACCCAGTCGTGCAAGGTTTTCAGGAACAGCGTCACCTTCGATCAGCATCTCAATCGCACGCGGATTCTCTGTCTGTACGATCAACTCTTTTATACCGGGTATCTTCGCCTGCTGTGCACGCTCCATCTCACGCTGAGTAACTTGACCTGACCCTTGCATCTTCTTGAGCGTTCGCAGCATCTGTACCTTGTTTGCCTGCTGCAGATCTACTGATGGTCCAGTGCCTTGGATTGACTCTTTCAGATCAGAAGGGAGCCACTCGGCCATTACGCAACTTCCCAGTAATCATCAGCGTTGAGATTGATCACCTCTGCCGCTGTTACTAGACCACCTTTTGCATAGCCACGGAGGTATCCTCCCCTCGCGAAGATGCCGTCATCCTCCGTGAGCCCTTTATACAGAGCAGCGCCGCCAACCATTTGTGAGAAGGGCGACGGTTGATAGATACTCGCGGGACCTCTATCCGTAGTCTGATATTGCTCAGAGATCGGCATGCCCCGAATGATGTTGGACATGAACCCGAGTCGTTGGAATGGAAGATCCCGCTGCTCTTGGAAATCTTGATACGCAAGGTCGAGACCGGCTTGACCCAACCCTCGACGTTGTGCCCCGATGGCTTCGAGTGCACCCGCTCCCTGCAAGCCCAATCCTTGAGCGGCTTCACCTAGTGCACCCAGCTGTGCACCCCCTCGAAGTCCGAACTCTCCAGCTCGCGTAACGTCCTGGCCGAAGATGTCAGCTGCCTGACCGTAGGCTCCACCCAGTGTCGCGAGTCGTTGCTCCTCCAAGTTCTCTTGGATGTCGCGCACGCCTCGTATACCTGCCGTCTCCATTGAGCCGACACCACCACGAGAGCCGTACTGCCCCGCCCCTCCGAAGGTTTGTTGGAGAGCTGGGAGAAATTTCTCCTCCAGCGTGCGACCGGCAAGTGACTCCTGTCGGTCGAGCACGTTCTGGATGTACGGGTTCATGTACTGCTCGACGTTGCCCTCATCGATGAAGCTTCGTGAAGCTTGCCCTAGCCCACCGATGGTGCTCGCAGTCGCACCCTCCAAGTACGGCTGATAGGCTCCAGCAGCTTCCTCCCCGGCTGCGAAGCCAGCCTCTTGCGATGGATCAAAGCCCGCGATGCGGGGTCCACCGTAGGGGATGTAGGGCTCAGCTGCCGCTGCGTTGGCTTTGGCGATCATCCCCTGCGTGTAGTCGCTCAACCACTTGGGGATGTTCTTGACGGTCTCCCCATAAGTCGTGACCGATTTCGGAGGTGCACCCTGGAATAGAAAATCGGGGTTCAGTTCACCCATCAGATGGTTCCTCCTGTAGCTCGTGGCACATTGTGCACGCCACCATGTTCATAGGTGCGCTTGCGCTTCATCTTCACCTTTCCACCGTGGACTCGATTCATGTACTTGGCAGGCTCCTTCGCCTTGTGGCTGAACTTGCCCTTGCTGAGGTTCTTCGCCTTGTGCTTGCGCAGATTCTCTCGCATCGCATCGAGACGCTTGGCACCCTCGTCGCCGGAACCGTCACCCAGGAGAGCGACGGTCTCAGCGTCCATCACGTACTCACCATCGGAGAGCCTCGCCTCGATGTCGTCCGACCGTCCGGTGCCAGGACCCCTCACGTAACGCCCCTGAGCGCTCACCGTGGGGATCGTATTGGAGATGTCCTCGTTCTGCTCCCAGTAGTCGAACTCGCCGCCACGTTGGAAGCCCTGCGGCCCGTACCGCTGCTCTTCTGCTGTCTGTTGTGCCATCGCACCCAGTCCCCCAGGACCTCCCACAGGCTCTCCTGCTTCGTCTGTGAGGGGGAAGGGATCAGGCTCCAAGAAGAGCTGCTGACCCGAGTAAGGCGAGCCTGCCTGCCCGTAGGTGAAGTAGTCTGCCTCTTCAGGCAGTCCCCGGAACTGTCGGTTCATGGTGTAGAGCGGCAGAGACTCCTCGAAGCCCGGTCGAACAGCTGATGGAGGTCTCTCCTCATCTTCATCGTCCCTACCGAGAGCACCAAGCAGAGGCAACCCAACTGCGGCAGCGAGCGGACCCCACTTCTTGATCATCTTGCCCCAGTCGATACCTCCTGCCTCCGTCAAAGTCTCCGGGCTCAACGTAGTTCCTGCCAGGGTCGAGCCCAGCACAGCGCTGGGATCACCTGGGACAATTCCCTGACCACCACCGGGGAGACCCTGACTAGGAGCCTCAGTAGGTGCTGCCAGATTAGCCACCGCACCCAGACCTGACTGGAAACCTGACCCAACCACACCCGCAGTAAAGCCCTGCATATTCCCCGTTTGAGCTGCACCTCTCACACCCGCTGCCATCGCTTTTCCCGCAGCTGCAGCGGCTGCCTTCTTCATCGTAAGAGTCCCTGCCTCCTTCGCAGCTCCCGCAGCTTTTCCAATCGCACTACTTGCTCCAGTGGCAGCTCCAGCGATGGCTCCCATCAGAGGTTTTTCGTCACGAGCCTGAGCCGTGGCAGCACCCAACCCAGCCTGCAATGCGATGGACAAGCCTGTGCCGATCCCCGGTATCGCGTTCAACAAGATGGGTGCTACGATCCCGAAGATCTTGGACCCCACCACCTTCTTCACACCCTTCTTGATTTTCTTCCAGGCTTTTTTGAAGAACCCATACTCAGGCATGCCGGTGTTGGGATTGGTCTGAGGCTTGCCCCACATCCCTTCGAGAATCCCCGCTTCGTCGGGGGTGACATGCATCAGGATCTCATCGTCCCCTCTGCCAGCTCGTCGGGTGCGCTCAGCTGCTGCTCGCGTCGATCCACCCTTCGCTGCCTCAACCTTTCCACCAAGACAGTAGAGGCGAAGTCCTTTGTTGGTGTTCTTCTTCTCGCCCCCTGCAAGATCCAAAGCTGCTTGAGCAGCTACGGTGAAGAGCGTCTCCGTTCCTCCCTTCACTGCATCTATCTTTGCAGCGGCTTTGACGACGTCAGGTTCGCCACCCGCTTGCTCAAGTACCTGTGCCAATCCACCTTGCGGCATGGTTAGAATTCCTGTGTCTGGAACAGGCGCTCGGCCCATTCTTGCCATGTGTCGAATCCCTCTGGATCAGGTGCGTCCTGTCCAACCCTGTCAGGCTCGCCAAAGATCGCTCCCGCCCACTCGCGCCACTTCTCTGGGTCATCGAGGCGCGGCATGTTATCAACGTCCGTCTCAAGAAGGAGGACCATGCGATCTGCCCATGCAACCACGTCATCACCAAAGCCACGAGGATCGATATGACTCACGACTCGACCCTCCCGTCCGCAGGTCCGATGTGCGCGTAGGTGTCACCGTATTCGTAGTCACCCCCACCGACATTCGACTCGAACTTGAAGCTCATCAGACGTTTGATGTCTTTCAGCTTGATGGTCTCGTCCGTACCTTCCGTAGGTGTCTCAACGAATGTGGATGCAGGAGTGACTTCCGTCTGGGGTGCCTTCGCATTCTGCCGTCCACGCACGGTCAACGTCATGGGACCTGTCTGCACGAAGTCAGGCTCGATGCGAGCAACTTTAATCTCCTTCAACGCCTGCCCTGCCTCTAACAGGTTCAGTTCATGCGTCTCGAAGAACGAAGGGATTGCAAGGATCTCAGTGCCACGGACCTTGTCCATAGCAGTCTCGTGCTGCCACAGCGTGCGTCCTGTCGGTGTGACTTCGTTATCCACCATGAAGGGCTTCTGGAATACCTTCGCGAAGACACCTGCAGTACGCCCCTGATCAACGTCGTCAGAGTCAGGCAGCGCAGTGTCGTACCACGTCCCCTCTCGCACGTTGTAGATCACAGCATGATTACACTCAGTCGCTGAGCCTTTCGGGAAGCACCACCAGATCTCACCGAAGCGAGGCACCTTGAAGCCGAACACCTTCTGCCGTGCGGCAAAGTTCATGTTGTCGTAGAAGAAGTTAAGGTTCATGTTGTTCGGCACTTCACGCACGACACCGTTGAATAGCATGAAGCGGTCAACTCCAGGCCAATAGAAAATGCCGTCGTACTCGACCACTCCTTGCGAGGACAGGATCGAAGTCTCGGTCGAGAGAATATCAAATTGGAAGAAGGGTACAGAAGAAGAGCCAGTCGCTGTACCTCGAATGATCGAGTCGAGCGACCACATGATCACGGCTGCACCGAGACCTTGCCCTCGCAAAGGAAATGCCCTCACGATCTTCTGCGTGCCCAGGTTGAACTCAACGGGGGCCTCAGACAGGTTGTTGATCTGCGATTGCTTAATGAGCCCACTGCTACCGAAAGTGAACAACCACTGACCCGTGACAACGACACCACCGCTGACGGGTCCACCCGTCCCAGTGTTCCATCCAACGGCAGGATCAGTATTCAACCCCACCTCATTCAGTAGGGCTGTATCAGTGACGGTGCCGATGTAGATGTTGCCCCCCACGGAGTTGTCGATGTTCGCTAAGTTGGGTGCAGCATGTGCAATGAGCAGATGATTGCCCGTTGCACCTCCAGTGACAGCAGTGTCAGCGAATACGGCGAACTGCCACAGGTTGTTGACATCCGTCACGAGCGCAGCAGGTGTACGAGCAGTGAACAAGTTGAGCGTGCCATCAGCGACTTGGTACTGACCTACGCTGAGAGGATGTCCAATGTGAATGAACTGCACACCATTGCTGGAGAAGCTGTCCATGCCTCGCGCCTGCTCAGGCACCGTGTCGGTGACCTCTGCGTAGCCACCCATCTTTCTCGGCTTGCCACGCTGAAAGCGACACCAACGTCCATCGACGTAGAAGTCGCCCTCGAACTTCGTGCCATCGCGCTTAATGCCCGGTTGCGATGCGAGTAGCATGGGTGCTTCAGGCATTAGAATCTGATCGCCTTGACCAAGAAACTCCAACTCCCAACTGTGGCTGTCGCAGGTTGTCCTGGCGTTGATTTATCAGGGATGCTGACTCCGAAAGCGACTTCGCTGCCCATTACTGAGAAGATGTTGGTAGCATCGGCAGCCAACAGGTTGTAGTTCTGAGCTACTGATGCTCCCTCGTCAAATTCCTGTTCCGTAGGATTCATTATTACTTGATCACCAATAGAATAGCCGTGTTCACCTGTGGTGTTTTCAAGGACGAGCATCAAGATGTCAGGTATACCACCAAGACTATGAGCTTGAGTAATTAGCGTGTCCACGTTGCCACTAAGGGCAGTCAGTGCCGAAATGAATGTACCGAACGTAGCACTGACATCACTCGTGGTCAGAACGCGCTCGAAGCCTCCACCCGTAAGTGTATTGTTTGCTTCGAGACCACCAGCGCTCGATGCCAACGTCCGTGCAACTACAGTACCTACTGCCCCCTCAGCCGGATGAAAGATCTGGACATTTACGTCAGGGTCCAGCAGAAAAAATCCTGAAACATTCGATCCAGCATCACGTCCCTGTATACGAATGTCAGAACTATCTACTTGATTCTCGATGAGCATCTGCCCGGCAGTGAGATCGATCTGTCCAATGAGGCCAAAAACATTGTCCAGCAACTGAATCGATGCAGTATTCGGTCCATCACCTACGACATCAATCCCTGTCAGTCCCGTTCTAAAAGCGACTGCACCATTGAATTGCAAATCTACTGAATCAGTTGGATCTATGGTGACAGCAGGCGTATCGATCCAATCAGCTCCGCTCTTGAAAAGGACGCTTCCTGTTGCCGGTGCAGTGAGTGTGACATCAGACTGATCATCGAGCCCACCAGCGTAATTAAAGGTACGATCCGCTGACAGATCGCCTCCCCCACTCATCGCCGCGCCTGCGATCATATCCCGTGATGTCGGTGGCACCTGCAAAGCTGTTTGAGCCCCACCTACAGTCGTTGCGCTCGTTCCACCTTGAGCGATGGTGACCGGGACCGACAAGATAACTGCCGACACTGCATCGACTACATCAACACCATCGCAATAGAAGATCGCACTCAATCCCTGAGTAATCTCTGGTTCACCCACCTGTGCAGATGTACCAACCGTCAGTGCAAAAGCACCTGTCGTTTGGTTGTCCACCCAATACTGCTGCGTCGTACCGGGCACGACGATCTTGCGGTCGCCTGTGAGCAGTCCAGTGAATCGATACGCGATCCGGTTGAGGTTTGCACCGGAGAGCGTGAAGTCACCTGATCCTGCAATGGCAATCGAGACGAAGTCGAACGCAATGACTGAGCCTGTGCTCAATCCCACCGTGAAGAAGTCGGTGCCGTCCGTGAAGATGAAGCACGAGTCGTTGGGATCGAGATTGATGCTCGCCGCATCATCGATCACTCCAGAAGGAGGTACGATGTTGAGTGTGCCTGTACCAGAGTTTCTCAGCATGAAGAACCAGTCATCACCGACTGCAGCTGGAGAGGGCAAGTTGCATGTACCCGTGCCAGTGGTGTAGATCAAACACTTCGCTCGATCTGCATCAACCACTGTGAACGGAGTCGCTGCCTCGACATCGGACTCGATCATCTGGTTCAGCGTAGCTGCGATAGCTTTGATCCCTGCTCCAGTCAGTGCTCCAGCTCCAGAGACTGAGATCGATGATCCCATCTGAAAGTTGATCCACGTTCCCGCCTGCGTGGTGTTATCCGTAAGGGTGAACACCCACTGCGTACCGATTGGGATCGTCTGAAGCGTATTGAGATCGTTGTCCTGCACGAAGTAAGAGTTGACACCACCAACATTGTTGAACAGTACCTTCTGACCCGTAGCTGACTGCCGTGCATCGGGCAGAATAATGTTGACCCCACCCGCATTGGCAGTGATATCCATGAAGTCAGCAACGACATCGATACCAGCAATCTGTTGCTCAATAGGCCATTGCAGCGGGACGTCTACGGAGGTAGTGATCGCGAGGTAACTAGTCTGCGATGGAAAAATCAGCTCGCCGCCAAAGACTTCTGTGTATCCCATCAGACGCTCGTCCTTGTAACTGTTCTGTCGATGATGCGCTTCATGTCCTGCGCTTCGAGGATCGCAACGTCACGGTCGTAGATCCCCTGCCACACAGCAATGCGTTCATCGTTGTTCAAAAACGGAGTCGCCTGTAGAAGCGCACCATGCAACAGAACATTGGGGGCAAAGTCTGTTGTCCAGTTAGTCTGGTTGGCACTGTCTAACAACGCAGGCAACTCCCAATAATTAATCTCGAACGGATATGCAAAATCCGCTGAGGGTGCGAACAACCAGTTGAAGTAGTCCCAGTCCGCGTAGAACTTCGGCTGATCCGTGAGATCCTCATCCGGCCAATACCGTCGCAGGTACTCATAGACACGAGGGAAGATCGGTGTGCGTATCTGCGTTGCTCCCACCCCGATACTGATCGAAATCGTATCCCTCCATCGGTCTGGTTTTGGAACCACCGACTGACCTATCGTTAGCGTATCCGTCACGACGTTCACGAAGCCCAGGATCTTCAGCGAGTTCGCAAGCTGACGCTCCGCGAGGTTGATCAAGCGTGGCAGCTGATCGAACACTGTTGGATCGACAGACGTACCACGCTCCAGATACTGACGCAGGTCAGTCTTCAGCGAGTCAAACGTCAGTGTCTCTGCCATCGCTTACGTCCTCAGGGTTGTCCTTCTGGGGTAGGTGTAGGATCGGCTTCTTCTTCCGCTTCAGGTTCAGCCTCAGGAACCGGCTCGGCTTCCGGGGTTTCTTCTTCAACTGTTTCTTCCTCAGCCGTGAGTTCCTCCTTCACAGCTTGCAGTCGATCATGTGCAGCCTGTCCACGCGAACGCATGTCATCCCACTCAGCGGAGGTTGGATCTCGATTGTCAGCCACCATAGTCTCGATGGTTCCAGTGAAAGCTTTCAGATCTTCAAAGGCATCTGCACCTTCTTCAACCAGAGAGGCGAGAAGATTCAGGAGTTCGGACCCGTCTCGTCCTCGAATTGTGACTCCCCCAAGCAGCGTGGAAATACCACGCAGTGCAGTCAGTGCCAGTGCAAGTGCATTCATTCCTGTGCTCCTTTGACGCTACGAACCAGATCGTTGATGAGCGGCAACGCTCGATCAATCCATGATTCAAGACTTCTTCGAGTGGTTGAATTGTTCAGTGTCTGCATCTCCTCCGCTGCATTGAGCAGTGAAGTGACGACAGGGCTCGCTCGCTCTTCAGCATTCACGAGAGCGAGTCGAACCGAACGTGGCAGTGCATCGTTCTCTGCGAGGTCCGCAGCCTTTTCCGCGAAGAGGACATACATGCCGTAGACGGCATACGCACGTTGCTCCAGTGTCTCGGCTTTGCCGACCGGATTGATCGACTCGCATGCTACGAGGGCAAACCCCATGACGAGCCATAATGGGAATGCGTAGTGCAGTACTCTATCCATTGCCCGTCCCCTTCGTGAATTTGTCTTTCGGCAGGACGTAGCCTGCCATGACTGCAACGACACCTGTGATCGCAGCTTCGAGACCAACGGGTGCCGTTGACATCAGGGCAGGTGCAAAGAAGCCCAGCAGCCACATCACGATGACCGTCGCTCCTGCAGCAAGCCCAACCGTTTGAATATTAGTTTGATCGTTCATCAAATAAGCTCCCAGTGGGGCAAGTCGTGAAATTTTTGATCCTTGAAGGTAAGGTCCCCATCCCAATCCCCACCCCAGCGAACTGCAATTCCGAGATCGTCCGCCACTGCAAAGACGTACCCCGCAAAATAAATCCATCGTTCACGCAACTGCCAGGGAATTCCTTCTCCCATGTAATAGGGACCAACGTCCACTGCTCTGGAAGGCGCGTCGTTATGTTCGGACTCAGGCCAATCGAGTTCAGAGGTTCCAGTACGAAAGGCTTCTCGCTGTAGTTCTTCACCTCGATGTCCTTGGATGATGGTGCAGTCACGAGTGACGATCACCTTGTGAAAAAGTGCCTGCAGTTTCATGTCGCAGGTGTCGAGCTGCTTCATGGAGTTGGTAGAGAACTCAGGCATCAGAGATTCCCTTGCAGTGCGCTCAGCGCATCTTGAGAACTCTCCAGCTCTAACACCATATCCACGAGATCCTCAGCATCATCAGCAGTCCAATCTCCCTCAGGTGGGTTGTCACGTCTGAACTCCATCTCCGCGATGCTCCTGCGTAGACTGACGATGTCTCGTTTCACGAGCACCGTGAAGGCAGCTCCAATGGGAGCCACCTCCTGCTTGATCTGCATTGAGATCTGATCGGCCATGGCATCACTGACTGCGGTCACCAAGATCGGCTGGAGCACGAACCACAGGAACGGTAGGAGTGGAATCCACGATGCTACCGCTGCCAGCGAGATCCGAACCGAATCTTCTTTGGTGACCTTCATCATTAGTTAACCTTGTCGTCCTTCACCGGCTTGAGATTGCCTCGTCCCTTCCCTTGAGGCTCCTTCTTACCATCGTCTGGTGGATCAGGTTGATTCGCCGCAAGCTCTGGATTCGGTGAGACGATCAACTCGCCTCGTGCAATCGCACCCAGCAAGTTTTCGAGCATCCCCAGTGCGCCACTCTTCGAGATGACGAGAGGAACAGCTAGGTCATCGACCTGTAGCAGCTGCACGCCAGCGGACGCTGCCATCTGGACTTGAGCTGGTGTCACATTCATGTTTGCCATTCGGTTTTCTCCTTCTATTGGATAATGTCTGCGCTTTGCAGATCAGCAATCAAAGCAGCTAGGACGTTGTTGTTATTGAGTGTCGTCGCAGAGGCAGATGCCAGCAGTGTGCGATCTTCAACAATCACTGCGTTGCGTGTGTAGACGCTCGCGTCTGTTCTATCAGCTGTCGTCAGCACGCGCTCGAAACCTGCACCAGTCAATGTGTTGTTAGCGAAGAGACCACCGAGTGCTGCCGTAGCTGTGCGTGCAACTGAGACACCCACCTCATGTAGTTGGACGCTGTTGGGACCAGTGGGGTCCATATCAAGCAAGAAGCGCAGTGTGCCACCGGAATCCTCAGCCAACATCAGAATGCTGCCGCCATGAACGAAGTTCTCAATCCGCATATCGATACTGGTGTTGTACCGAACAGCCCCGGCTATAGTGCCAACATTATTTTGGAATTCGAGACTGACGTCTTGTGTTCCTCCTGCCGAAGGGACATTGTTAAGAAGACCAAGAATTCTCCAACCATCGAAACGTGTACCCGCACGAAGTCCCCCGACCCGGAAAGCACTAAAATCACCATCAGGGTCCGCTTCCCACAGAGTACGAATGGAAGCTCCAAGATCGCTCCCTCTGAATCTGACAGTAGATCCATCGAGTTCACTGACGAACGAGATGAGTGTCGAAGTACAAGCAACGGTCAGCATGTCAACGCCGCCACTGCCTTCAATCAGCAATTGAGCGTTGGCTGCAGCATTGCCGCGAATCGTTACTCCTTGGTTTTGTGTAAGAAGCTTGATAGCTCCGCTGAAGTACAGCTGAGTAATACCTGTGGAGCCGGTAACCTGAAGCCCAGCGAGTTCAGCCCCTGCACCACTGCGAGCGAAGATAGTGACACTCAGACTGTTGACTTGAGATGCGATTCGCAGGCCCGCACCATCTGTCCGCACAGAAGCACGTAGAGTCGCGCCATCGAGCGAGTAGAGATCGAAATCACTGTTAGTTGCGGTATCGCCCAACATGTCGAAACCGTTAGCCGTCGTGCGAATCTTGGGTGTTGCCACGGCTGCATGGAAGAGTTCTGTACCCGCGACGGGATCAAAGGTAGCCATGAGAACATCTGCACTGGCTGCACTACTTCCGCGAAGCTGTAGAACCCCCGTGTCTTGGAAGAGCTTAAGAGAGAAATCATTGGTGCCTTCAAGGAATCCTATCTGCCAAATGTTGTCAGCGGATGGATTCCTGAATGTCATCCGTGCATCTTGGACCGAAGCATCTACTGCAGGGTCATTATCATCAAGCCCAAAGATGATCGGCCCACGTTGATCGGGATCAGTGAAGAACATCACACGTTCGAGCCCAGCAGCGGTTTCTCCGATAAGCTCAATCGCTCCACCGTGAACGAAGTTCTTCAACTCCAACGTGGTCTGACCTATCGTCTCGTTAAAGCCAACAGTGAATGCCGTTTCAGGGGTAGCGTTTCTATTGCGAACACGGAACACACCAACTTGTGCGAAGCCTCCTGAGGGTTGGTTGGTGCTGTTCTCTACCTGCGTGACTGCATTGACACCGGTATCCAACCGCATGAGCAGCTGTGTGCCACCGGGCTCACGCCAGAGGTGAGCCAGCCCACCCACTACATTCTCGAAGTCGATCTCGTAGACGTCACGCACATTGCCTGCCTCATCCTCACCTCGAAGGATGATCCTGCCGCCATGTACCTGACTGGCAAGAAAGAGCGTGTCACCTGCAGGGTCGAACCCTACGTTGGCTAGTGGTAGGAGATTGGCATTCTGCCATTGGGCATTCGCATCGAATGTCCCACCGGGCACTGTAGGATCATCCGTGCTGGTTCCGATGAAGACACCTGCAAAGAGATCGGCACTCGTGAGCACCCGCTCGAAGCCTGCGCCAGTTAACGTATTGTTCGCCTCAGCCCCGCCTGTTGCAGCCGTAATAGTCCGAAGAGTTGCAGTGCCTGCAAAATGCAACTGCGCTACTCCATCAGGGTCACCTAGAACAAGGATTCGTTCAACACCAGCACCGTCTTCCCCCGTAAGACGAACCTGTGCACCATGCACGAAGTTTTTAATCTCAAGGTCGGTTCGGATAACAGATGAACCAAACCCCATCTCTCCGGTCTCGGTGCCGTCTTGCAACGTCATCCGAAAATTGCCAGTTTGACCCGCTCCCGTCGAAGGAGGATTAACACCCCCCGAGATTATGACTGAAGAGTTACCAGCCAATAAGCTCATCCGCGTTAAGCCAGCATTTAATACGTCTAGCCAAACGTGACTTCCGAGAAAGCCATCGTATCTATAGGTATCTTCTTCAACGCCACCACTTGTAATCACTCGCACAGCGAAACTACCGCGCCTTACTCTGTTGAAAGCACGGAACGTATCTCCTGCAGGATCAAAACCTGCTTCACCCGTCGCTGCAAAGAGGGAATTCTGATACCCAAGGGTTCCATCGTATGTCCCACCACCTGCAGGGTTAGTTGGATCATCACTGCTCGTGCCGATGACGACACCCGCGAAGAGATCCGCTGCAGTCAGAACACGTTCGAGCCCTGCACCCGTGAGCAGGTTGTTGACGAGCAGTCCACCCGCAGCTGCAGCGATTGACTCAACCAAGACAGTGCCATCACGAATTGCAATCTGGTGGAAGCCACCCTCCGCATCATTCGACCAGATGAAGTTATCGCCTGCAGGGTCGAAACCAAAGACACCCGTTTGCTGCGCATTGGCATTGCGCCAGAGAAGCTGTCCATCAAATACTCCCCCACCAATAGCTGGATCATCTACGCTGGTGCCATCGATGAAGAGAGTTGTCGCACTGACGACGAGATCATCTGCAGCGACTCTTCGACTAACAACTACACCACCTTCCGTAGCTTCCACCTCGAAGAAAGTGGTAGCACCAACCAGTGGGATAGTGGCGAAGGGCAGATCTGAGATTTGTACGTTAGCCATTATTAACTCTCTGAAATTGGTTCCAGTGAACTGCTCTCAAGCTGACGCAACTCACCCCCCGCTGTTATACGAGGATTGCCACCAACGGTGGAGCGAATGCCAAACAAGGCAGTCGTGTTGTCACCCCCAGCAGTGAGGTCTTCATCAGGTCGATAGAACCGCAGCGTCACATCTTCAGTGCGCCTCGCAGGCAATCGATACGGATCGTAGTCGTCCAAATCCTTGAGACACACCTTGAGCCCAGGCGAGTTCGGGTCCGAGTAGAGATCCTCCAGGCTGAACTTCTGCCAGCAGCGTGCACACACTCCTAATCCGAATGTTGATCTACCTGAAGGGTCAATGAAGATCGGCATCGCTACCTCGTGTACGGTGAGATGTTCGGACGCAGGAACGTATCGGAACCGTCTCCCTCACCTGTCCAAGCATCCGATAAGTAAAGTGATGCATCTGCATCGATGATCGGGATCAGCTCGATACGCACTTCCTTGATCTCGCGTGCAAGATGCGCAGCTAAGCTGCACACGATGGCGAGATACCAACGATCAGGCACCTGCAGCTCGTCGGTCAGTAGACCAACGTCTTGCATCTGGCTCTGCACGAAACCAGTGATCTGTGCGAAGGTGAACTGGAACTCAGGGCTCGGCCAGATCTCCAACTCAGGGATCGTGCGTTGTCGGTCGAACCACAGCTGTGTCGGTCGCCCAAGGTTTGTCTTGTCAGGCAGGTTTGAGTAATCCGTCCTGTTCAACGTGTGGTAGAACGGAATCTCCTGAGGTGTGCTCTGGTACACCAGCTCCAGCACGTTGAGTATCGTGGTGCCAGTCGCACGCAGTCGGTAGCTATCAAATGCAGTGACACCCTGCACGTCGATCCACAACCATTCGCCTGCGATAAAAGCCTGAGCTGTGCGTGTGATGAGCGCAGTGCTCGTCACGTAGTTGTCGTTCGTCGCCTCGATGACGAAGTCCCAGCTCTCAGTCACATTAGGCAGAATCCCAAAGGTCCTGATAGGTGTCGCTGATTCGAGCGCCATCGTGATCGTGCCTGCCGGTGTCGTCTGGATACACGCAGTCGTCACGTCACCATCGAATGCATTGTCAGCATCGCCCTCTGTCGCACTCGCAGTGCCCGTGATGCGCGTCTGAGTGCGCAGGTTGATGTCGAGGATGTTCTCCGTACCCAGAGGCAGAGGCACCGTCTGCTCAGCCTCATACAAGGGCAGGATGATCGGCTGGATATTCCAAAGCTTGATGCCCTTGTTGACCAACGTCATGGTGAACATCCACAGCAGATCGAGAGCAGTCTCTAGGTGCTCGTCGGTGATCTCCTGCGGGGTCATCTTGCAGCGTCTAAACGCATGATCGATGATCTGCTGATTCAGAAATACCGTACTGCCAACTGTCCCTGACGTAGGCATCGTTTACCCCATCTTCTTCAGCGTCTGCGCAAGACGTGCACGTCGCCCAGTGACCCCAGACTTCTTCGCTGCAGCCGCGAGCTTCTTCGCAGGGATCTTCTGTCCTTTCTTCACGCCCATCGATGCACGCAGTGCTCCGGGTTTCTTGATCGCACCGGCAATCCAATTCTTGCCACCCTTCGCAGCAGTGACAGGACCACCCACGTTCATCCTCGCAGGGTACTGACTGAAGCTGCGCTCCCCGGCTCCACCTACACTTTCATAAATTCGTGATGGCACTGTCCTCGCCTTCGCCTTGGCTTCTCCGGTTGATGTTGATTCCGCCTTAAACTGGAATGCAGGGTCATCAAAAGAAAGTGCTCTGGCACTTGTCGGTGGTGTGGTCGTCTTTGTAGTACTAGATCTGAGAGCTGCCGTCGCCTCATCCAGGGTCCCACGCATACGCTCAGCACGCTTAGTTATTCTTTCCGCCGTGAGACCCGCTGCGCCCTTTCCCAAAATTTCTACCGCACCTCCCCCAGCGTATTCAGCGAGACCACCCCTTGCCTTCACGCCTTTCGGCATCCCTTTGCCTGATGCTTTACGACGCTGTGCAGCTTTCTTCGTGCCGCCAGTGCCACGAGCAGTCTCCAGCACACGCACGCGCTTCACTTTGCCACCGTAGTTGAACCGTGGACGACGTTCCTTCCGTGGACCAGACTCCTTGTCACGTTGGCTCGCCTCGTTGACAACTGGAAAGTTGGCGTGATCCATCGTGTCCTGCTTGCCACGAGTCTGCACGAACTCCGCAGAGGTGTTCTTCACCTGCCCGCCGTAGGCATAGCCCATCTTCGCGCCTTCGGCTCTGAGCTTGTCGTGCACGGAGCCCCCCTCGTTGTACCCCATCATGCCGCCACGATTCTTCGCCGCACTCTTCGCAGCGTAGTGCTCCTGCTCACCTTGCTGAGGCATTGACTTGCCCCTTCGTGGAGTCGTTACACCAACGGTGCCACCATCGGCGTACTCCATCTTTCCACCACGAGCCTTCACGTTCTTCGGCATGCCTGCACCCGATGCCTTACGACGAGCACGCGCTTTCTTGACACCACCCGTACCACGAGCGGTCTCTAAGACCTGTCCACCGTGGGAAGCTCCAGGCCCAGGCGCACGAGGCTTCTGCGCAGCCGCTTTGACCGGATCTTTCTTAACGCGACCTCCACGGTAGTAGCCTCTGACGTTTTCTTTTCCCGCAGAGCCCGTGAAGCCTTGTTCCGTAGGGAACGTGAATTCATCGACATATGTCAGCCCCACATTCTTAACCATGATTTTCTCCTATCTCTGCACTCTAACTGTGAAAGGATTTTCCGCGACTAGGTCTTTCACAGGCCCAGGCTCGGCTAGTGAGTATTCGTACTGCTGCATCAGTTGCTGCACTGCTTCGATGACTGCACCCGGCACAGTGATCTGCCACGTCTCGCGCCCGCTCGCCTTCACGGCAACAAACTCAATCACTACGCGCTGCTTTCTGTCGCGATCCGAACCGCTTTCCAAAACGGTGACAGCCAGACGTTCGACCTCTACCTCTTGGTCAGCCATTAGCGAGTGATCTCCTGAAAGAAGTAGTACGCATCGATGTACGGAGCCCGATTGCCAAGACCAATGAGCTTCATAATATGGATGTTGATGAAGTGTCCACGACCTGTGCCGGATGGAATGTCAGTCGTGATCGTCGCAACCGACACGTTGTCGATAAAAAACTCGACGCTGGTGCCAGCAGCGTTAACTTCAATCTCCAACTTGTAGTAAGTCGAAGCCACCACCAAGATGCCGGTATCGACTGACGTTTCTACACCCACCGCAGTGCCACAGATTGCTTGCCACCTCCCGCCGTTCTGATCGTCTTGATATTCAAACGTAATCGCTGAAAGGAGACTGTTCGGTAACACTACGCTGGAAAGGCCCGCACGAATCACAAAGCGTTGCAACGCAGTCGAAAGAATAGCCGGTGCTTGAAACCAAAAGCCCATGCGCGTGATACCACCCACACCCACATGAAACCCGCTTGCAAATTGTGACAGAACGAAGACCCGACCTGCCGCCGAAGTAGCACCTGTGTTGAGCCCCCACACCCCTGGATGATTGGTGAAGTCATAGGGCAGCGTGGGAGTCGAGGCAAAGCCTCCAAGCGCCGGAACTATCTGCACACCATCAGCTTGGAATCCAGCAGGAGGCTCAAAGAAATCAGAGAACACGAACCCCACATTGGACATCGCGTCGAAGAACTGACGTTGTGGACTGACTGAGGCTCCACTAATGATGACGGCAATTCTCAGATTCTGCGTGAATGCAGTCCCCTGAGCTTCGACCTCTTCAATAGTGATCTCTCGATACGTTCCTTCATCAGTTATGGTAGCAATCTCAACGAGGACGAAGTTATCGGCATCACCTTGGTCTTGCAGGAAGACGAGCGAGCCAACTCTGAGCAGATCCAGAAAGACGGAGACGTCCGTGCCTCCGTCATTGGTCTCGTTGATCCACATGATCGTGGCTGATTCAATGACTGCATTATTGAATCGGACCTGACCACTACCAGGGGGTGCAACAATCTCTGTGCGATAACGCCAGATGCCTAAGCCAACGAAACCCCCGGCTGGATCTTCCCAGTCGTAGTCGTAGTTGTCGGCTGACTGTTTGGTGAGGACCTGACCAAGTGCACCGTCATCAGGAATATTGATGGCGGCAATGCCAGCGAAGCCCAAACCGGATTGTGCCGTCAAGAGCTACCCCAGGATCGTATCGATCTGCTCGCGCACTGTTGCGAGCTTAGACTTCTCGTCCAGAAGTAGTTGTTCCCGTTGATGGAGGTCAACCTGAAGTGTGTTGAGTGCCTCCCGCTCTTTGTCCTGCGCAGCTTTCTGCACATTCAATTCATCGATGGCAAGCCGCGCATCAATCCTTGCTCGATCCGAGTTCCCCACACTCTCCCTTGTAGCCGCTGCTGCCTTCTCAGCTGACTCTGTGAGACCCTCAGCCTTATCCTGGGCTTGGTTCACTATGTTAGCGGCTTGACGTTCTGCATTCGCAAGGAGTTCCTCACACTCCTCCCTAGTATCTGCAGTGAGTCGATCTTGCTCATCTCTCTCCGCAGCTGCTTGCGCACGCAGCTGTCCGATCTCATTCGCTTCACCGATGAGTGCAATCGCCTCCTTCGCTCTTTCCTCCGCTGCTTGGAGAGTTTCAAGTCTCTTCGCCAATCGTGGCGAATCCTCAAGGAGATACGCAGGGAGCGTGACCGTACCTGATCCACGAGCACCAGCCATATCTCCACCAGCAATACCTTCGCTCATGCTCCTATCCCCGCTTGTACCAGGGTCAGCTCAGCAGTGCCGATCCCAGAGTTAGTGAAGAGGCGCACCGCACGAGGAGGGAAGGCAAGGTTTCCATCTCCATTGGCGACTACGTTCACCAGCGTGGGATGGTCAAACCACGTATGAAGCGAGGATGGATTATCACTCCAGATGTCATCGAACGTATGCTGCACGGTGACATCCACTGCAACAACGAAGCCAGTGACTCCCAAACCGATGTTCGTCGGTGTGACACCTTGATCAATCGGTATGGGAATGGAACCTCCTAACGCATTCGTCCCTACTTCGACATCCGATGCGAATGCAGCGTCAGCGGCGATCTGAGTCACGGTGATGAAGTCGAGCGAGGTCGCAGCTGTTCCAGCGTTCGGACCAGCGATGGTCTCACTGATGATGCGACCCTGCTCATCCGTACCCGTGACCGTAAAGTTCGTTCCACTGATGTTGCCAGCAGATTCAAATTCTACTTGTCTCTGCACATCTAACTGAGCAACACCAGCGGTCACGAACGCACCGTTCAGTGTCAGATCACCCGCTGCTCCCAATTGCTGGTCTAAGGCGATCCCATTAGGATCAGCCGCATCCAGCTGTCTTGATTGGATAACAGGTCTCATGGCTTACCTCTCCTGAATGACGACGATGCGGTCCAGAGTAAGAGTCTTCGCAGCTGCCTCACCGGCACGTACTGCGAACGAGATCGTTAACTCCTCATCATCTGGGAAACTGGCATCGGGTTCTGAGAAGCTGCCGATAGCACCATCGAGCGCACCGTACAACCGTCCAGCTGCGCCTTCGCCATCGTAGTAGGCTTGCAGCCTAAACGCTGTGGCATCCACGATGGTCCCAACATCACCAGAGATCTCCACGTCGTTCTTTCTAGCGTCCAGCGTCACGAGACCTGCGCCTTCCGCCTTGTGGAAGTACAGACCATCTGTGGGAGCTGGCAACAGCGTTGCGTCCGTGATTGCCAGACCGATCAGAATCTCAGACAGTAGTACTTCACTGAGAGTTGCGAGGATTTCGATGAAGAACCGGCTGTTAGGATCGAACAGGAAGTTCTCCGTAGAGACACCCGCAGCGATCTTCTGCAGCGCGACCTCGTCGTTATCCGCACCGGCAAGCAACATGGTGATGATGCCACCGTTACCATCCCTGAGGCGACGGTGTTCGCACCTTGTACGTCAGTCTCAGTCCACTGACCTGCCGTAAAGGTGTAGAAATCTTCCTCGAAGAGATGCGAGCCAAGATGGCTCGGAAATCTCAAGGAATTGACTCACCAGCTGTGAACGTGTAGAAATCTTCCTCATAGACATGCGAGCCGAGATGGCTCGGAAATCTCAAGGAATTGAAAACGCTTCCGACGTCTTCGTTGTTAACCCCATTGCCGAAGCGAGTGAGGATGTTGTCAATGAACATTAGGTTTCTCCATTTCGCGTCTGGAGAAGTTAGGGGCGAGTTTCACGTCCCCGCCCCACCCTTCCATGAATGTCTACAGTCCAGGCGTGCCGAACACCGTCCGGGGATCGGTCCAGTCTGGAATGTATCGCTCGGTGGACTTGTACCGCATCGAGTCCGTCTCGAAGTCGCCTTCCATCGACTTCTCCAGTCCCCTCCGCATCATCATCTGCAGACCACGAGGAGCGTCCGTCTGGACCCACCATGCAGTCGTGGAGGTGATACGGGACAGGTTCGCTTGACCTTGGTCGAGCAGACCCATCGAGAGGATTGGGTTGATGTCGTTGTTCGCCGTGCCTGCACGCAGGACCGACTTCAACAGCACCTCAGCCTGGAAGACTTGGCTCGGACCCGTGACGATCTTGAGCGGTGACAGTCGGATGCGCTTGCCGTTGTTGTCAACAGCGTTGCGGATCTGAATGAGCAGCTGCTCAAGTGACGTTTGCGACAGAGCCGCAGCAGTCGTCAGTAGGTTCGAGAACACACCACCCGCAGCACTCCCTGGTGCAATCGGATGGTTCGTGACGTTCAGCGCTACACCGTCGCCACCGACAAACGCACCGTTGAAGGCGCGGTTGAAGATGTTGGCGCAGAGCGTCTCCTTCGTCTCGATCATCGACTGAGCAAGGTGCTCAGAGTAGATCGTGCCGATACGGATGTGGTCACCGTCTTCGACCAGCACCTTCGTCATCGCAAACGCGAGACCAAAGACGCGATAGACGTAACGCTGAATGAACAGCACCCCGCCTGCATCGAACGTGACCGGGGTGCCATCCGGCATCTCGGGAGCAGCGTTGAATCCGAACAGCACGGGCTCTTCGTGGTAGCTTCTGGGCGTACCCATCCGCTCCGTGAAAACGCCTTTCCATTCGTCCGCACGCTGATTATAAATCCCGTCGAACGTCTCGTTGAGGATCGGTTCGACAATCGACCGAAAGTCAGTTGATCGCATTGGAACAGCCATTTACGGATCTCCTCTACAAAGTACGTGCGTCAGATCGCTACGATAGTAGCGACGTACTGGTGTTCGGAGATCTGCACTTGGACGATGGTGAACGCATCACCAATGACGTTGTCCGCAGCAGGGTTTACACCAATGGCTCTCAGTTGCGCATTAGCCGCTGACGAAGCGATGTCCAATGCAGCATTTGAAAGACCAGTGGTGGCATTGCCCCCAAGGGCACTCGTGTCGAACTGCTCACCAATAGCCGTCTGCAAGAAGGGCGCGTTCGCCTGGATCTCGTAGATGATGAGGGGATCTTCCGTGTAGTAGGCAACGATCTCGGTCGCTACTAGGTTTGCCTCCCAGAAGTTGGCTACTGCACGGCGACCATCGACACGGGTGAATTCCACACCCATGAATGCACCGATAAGTGACTCACCTGCAGCAGCGTCCTCCAGTGTGCCATCAGCGGCAACTCGCACTGGGGAGTATTGAAAGATGTTCGTGCCAAAGCCCGACGCAATGGTCGTATGTGACTGGCGAATGATGCCAGACGGATGGAACGCAGGCTTCAGCCCGAACGGAGATGCAACAAGACTCATCGTGAGTCCTCCGTATCAGGTTAATAGTTACCCGTAGTCTTCCCCCGTTTGTTCTCTAAACGGTGGAGGCTCGGGTGCCACACCCAATGCAGCTGTGCCGTCTTCAAGTTCCAGCTCCGCTGCGCCTTTCGACGCTTGTCTCATCTCGGATTGCATCTGACGAATCGCAGCGCTGAGTTTCTCTTCCTCAGCGAGTGGTTGCTCGTGGTGATTGATACGCATGTACTGTTCGTACAGGTCGAGAGGCAGCTTGAAAGCAAGCATCTCGTTCACACCTATGCAACCCTCCCACTCCCCAGTCTTAATCGCAGAATGACCCCAACCAGGGATGTCCGATTCCTTGATCGGTTCATACCCCAGTCGCATTCGCGAATGGACCGGATCGCGTGGATTCTCAGTGGTAAGCCAGCAGACGTGGTAGCCTGGAATATGTGGTAGATCAGGCAATGCTGATTGGAAAAATTGTTGGCGAAACTCAGCCACCCGTTCATCGTCTGATAGTGTGCGGTCTTGCGTCACATTCCTGTCTTGCATGTGACGATCTGCGCGTACTCCCGATTGATCGGAATTCAGTCTCACGTCGGTTTTTCGCTTAGCGGCCATGATTAGTTGCTCCCTTGTGCTGCGGCATCACGATCATACTCAGAGTAACGCTTGAGCATCTTGTTCCGGGCAACCGGATCATCCCAGATACCAGCCTCGATCATTGCGTCCTTGCGCTCGGGACTGATGTACACCTCGTTGTCCTTCAGGGAGCGTTCGCGCCCACCTGTACGAAACGTAGGTCCTCGACTTCGACGTTGCTTCCCCTTGTTCCCCTTAGTGTCAGCATCGTCATCCTTATCGTCCTCATCATCTTCAGCGTCGAAATGATGAGGTAAATCTTTCTCGACGCGCTCTCTCAGCTCGTCCCAGTAATCTTTGCTTGTAGGGTCAAACCCCTCCCGCACGAGAAGCCCATCGATCCTCAGTACAGACCTTGAGTCATCGTCACGTCCCAAGGGGTCCCACCAATCGTTATCGACCATGAAGGATTGCGCGTGGGCGACGTGACGCGGATCGAGCTTCGGTTGCACTTCACCTGTACGACGATTGTCCTCGTCTGTGAGGTACTCCCTGGCTGATTCTAAATCACGGATGTTGTCGCGGATGTTGTCACGATGCTCCATCGCTTCTGCGACGTCAGCACCTTTCTGCTCCTCAATAGCCTTCGCAATGACTTGATTGGCAATCGTGAGGTCTGAGCGTGATTTGGAGATGCCCTGCTCAACATTGGCAAGTTCACTGCCGGTGACGCGAGCATCGACATTCGCTTCGAGTTCACTGAAGCGACGTTCTAATGTCTCATTGCGCCCACGCAGGAAAGTCAGCTCACGGTCAGTGCGTTCTTTCGCTTTGCGCTGGCGTTGACGACGGGTGCGACCATCCTCACGACGGGACTTCTTACCTTTGTCCTCGTCGTCTTCCTCTCGGCCACCCCCAAGACGAGCGTCATCCTTCTCGTCCTTCTCGTCGTCTTGCTGTTCCTCACCTTCGGGGGCATCCTCGATGGCAATGAACGTCTCTTCTTGTTCCTCGTCCTTCTCGTCCTGATCGACGTCAAACTGTTCGACTTCGGACATAGTAGTACCTACCTCCTAAAGTTATTCCCCCAAGGATTCTCGCGCCCCTTAGCATACATGTCATCCATGTTGTCTTGCTGGGTTCCCAGGAAGAGATGTTGAGGGTTTACACACGGTGGAGTGTCGCAACAGTGCAGGACATTCAGTCCCTCAGGTATCGAGCTATACGTGATCATCCATGCAACTCTATTAGCATTTTGAACACGACCAGCATACAGAATCGTTCCGTATCCTCTGGCATTACAAGCCCCTATCCAAATCCAGCAACCACCGGATTGATCCACCTTGTCCCAAAATCTCTTCACAAGTACGCGATGACCTCCAATGGGTCACAGGTGATCTGGCCGATCATGTCCAGATCGTTGAACAATGCGAAGCAAGCTTTCTCTACACCAACGCGGGCAGACTTAGCACCAGGGAGGGTGACGAACCACCTGTCGCCGCCGTACTTTGGCACGCGCACGAACGTCCCCTCCTGGCACCAGTCTCCTTCCGGCCATGGCTCAAGAGTATCGCGATTCTTGAAAGCTACTGGACCAAGAGAAACGACTTTCGCCACTTGAGTATTCCAGAACTCAGTGTCCTGGGCATCATCTGGAAGAATGATCCCACCTGTAGTGCGTGCCTTGGGAGACCTCATTTGCACGAGCAGTCTCGATCCAAACGGTGTTAACCCCGGTTCGATGTCGGGGAACGCTTGGTCAATGTCCTCGTATGCAAGCCGTGGCCTTTCCAATACCGACTCACTCACCAGTCTCGTCCTCCTCCTCGCCTACCACTTCCTCAAACAGTCGCTCGGCGCGATTCAAGCCTTGGAGAATGCCGCATGCTTCACCGTATCCGAAAGCACTCTTATCTCTCGGTGTCGCGAGCAACGCGAGGCATCCCGCTTGTTCCTGCTTCACTGCCGTCAGGAACTTCTTCAGTATCGTGTCATCAGCGGCGGGCATTCTAAGCCTGCTCTACGGGGGTGTCATCTTCGATGTTCGAGGCACACTCTTGCCTCCACCACTCCCCGTGCTCGTGCCACTCTGACGAACCTTGCCAGGATGACTCGTGCCTTCGCCCCAAGGGGATGGCACCGTCTCCTCGTCGGACGTGTTGGCTTTACGCAAGCCCGCACCCGTTGCCATCATCTTGTGCTGGTTGATTGGTCCTTTCGGGTAGTACCCGATGTTTTTTCCCATGTCGTCCTCCGGTTAGGAATGGAGCTTGTCGCAACTCATCAGAGTAGCATCGCTTTCTGCGGGCCGACCTGCCGGTCCCCGCGAGCTTCGAGCTAGGGGTTGGTTACACCCTCACCAGTCGTGATCCTCGATTTTGCTGCGTCCGCATTGGTCTCCGCGATTTCTAACGCCGTTTCGTTATCTTCGGTGTTTATGGCCTCGCGACTTTCGGTCTCCATGATCGTGCGTTCATCTTCAGCACGTTCTCGCTCCATAAGCTCTTCGAGTCGAGCGACGTACTCCCCAGCTTTACGAGCGTCTTCTCGTGCACCACGAAGCGCATTCTCACGAGCCGTAGAATCAAGCTCCATGAGCTTCATTTCGGATTGCTGCTGGCGAGCATCCTTCTTGTCCACCAGCGTTAATTGGGTCTTCTCACGTTCTCGTGCATCACGCGCCTGATCGGATTCACGTTCCTGCTCGATAGCAGCTTGAGCGTTCGGGTCCATCGGGACCTGTTCAGGCTCGGGCTGCATTGACTGCATCACCTCCATAGCCTCTCCAACGATCTCTGGAAGAGCAGCGAACACTCCTTCTATCGCAGGCACAATCACCTGGGATTGCTTCGCAAGGTTCTTGTCCATCTCTGCACGAACCTTCGGATCTTCCAGCCTCATCATCTCACTGAGCTGCTTATCGCTGAGCCCCGTCGAAGCCTGTAACAGCTCGTAGTTGTACTGAACGTAGTAGAAGGCAATGTGCTCTTTAAGGTGATCCAGCACCATTGGCAAAAATTGTTGGGCGATCAAGGGAAACTGTCCCAGTGCAGGCGAGCGCATGTAATCGATATGCACTTGCAGATGCGCAAGGTGATTCTGTTCAGGGAATGCAATCACCGGTCGCCCCATGGTCATGGAGGCATTCTCGTTGACTGCGTTCGATTGGTCAGGTGTGTCATCCGGCAGAAGCAACTCATCGGGGTTTGGGATCTTGGTGCGTTCGAGGATGCGCTTCTCGACAGCCTTCTGATTGTAAATCTCAGGCATCGCTTGCGCACGATCTGCGATGACTTGCAGCTGTGCCATGCGCTGAACGTCAGAGAAAATCTCCGGGTCAGCGACGGGCATAATGTCGAACGGTGGATCGAAGTCTTTGCGATATGCGAGCACCTCACCGATGTCGCTCTTGGCTTCCTCATCCTCCAGATACATCCGGTTGATGCGGTTCAGAATCCGCAGCACATAGTTCATCGCCTGGAACATGCGCAGGTGGATCGCACTGAAGACGGTCATGCCTTCTTCGATCAGCGCAAGCGTGGTGCCGACAGGCATCTGAGTGCTCTGCTCACCCAGCTTCTCGAAGGTGGTCTGGACCATCCCCGCCCCTGCTTTGGTGACGACACCCAGCAGTTCAAGGAGGACGTTGGAGGGTGGGTTAAACGGGATCGGCATGATCAGCTTGCGAATGTCATCGCCAGCGATCCCACCCTCGATCTCGGTTATCTCAGCGATGTTCAGTTCCTTCGACTGACCACTGAAGTTCGCCCCCTTGAGTCGGATCAGGGTAGGCAGGTTGTTCATGTGAGCTGAGTCGAGCAGGGCTCGCAGTGCGCCTGTGGCGGCACCGGAGAGCGAGCCGATCATCTGACCCAGACCTATCGTGTACGCTCCGCGCCAAGGCACGAAGGGGAACTCCACAGCCCAGTAGAGGGGTTGCTGAGTCTCGTCCTCCTCCTCCCAGTTGCGATTGACCGCACAGATCTTGCGAGCTGCGTTATCGATGGTGATCCGATAGGGTGCGTAGCCGTGTTTGCCTTCCAGATCATCGCAGTAGCACATCACCTCGAAGACATTGCGTAGCCCATCCTCGTTGTAGGGCTGGATCTGCTCTTTGCCTTCAACCCTATCAGTCGCCTTCTCGGCTCCCGATTTGTCGATAGGCTGTGATGTGGCGACCGTACCCAGGTCGAGCCACATCTTGCTCTTCACACGCTGCTTGACCTCGTGCTCCGTGATGTGCTCAACGAAGGTCACTCGCTCTGCGGTGTAGAAGTTGGATGCTGAATAGGGAAGGTAGACGTCGTCGCTGGGCCAATAGGTGGGGACGGGGCGTTTCTTCTGCTCGTCATACACGAGCCTCATGTACTGGGACCCACCCAGTGGAAGCTGTGTCAGCAGCTGCTCCAGCTCTGATCGGAAGTCTGGCATCTGCATCAAGAACTGCCAATTCATGTAGGTCTTGACGCGCTCGCCTTTAGCGAATCTATCTGCCTCAGGGCTGTCCCCAGGCACGTACACCTTAACGGGACCGTTAGGTGGCATCAGCTCCTTGATTGCTCTCGACGCAAAATCAACAACAGCTTCAGTGAGCATTGGATGGACGACTTTTGAAGCGCCTTCAAAATCTGCTCCTCCTGGCGTTTCCTTTCCGAGACCAGTTCGCTTGATCGCTTCCTCGTAGTCCTTGTCGCGTTGCTTCCTCGACTCCTTGTCACGTTCGATGTCCTGCAGCAGACGTGTACAAATTTTGCCCAACTCAGCGCTGTCGATGTCCTCCGCGATGTTCTCGTACCACTCACGATTCGGACGAGTGGGGACGTCATCGCTCACCTTGACAATGGCACCCCCATCGTCGGTATCGGTCACTTCATCAGGAACCTCCTCAAATTCTTCGACGGTGCCTTCGGCTTCAGCCATTCAAGAATTCTCCATGCACAGCGTCGAGGATCTTCTCAACTCGCTCCGCCGCTGTGGGGATGCTGACGTGCAGATCCGTCTTGGGATCTCGCTGCGCCATGATGTAGATCATGGTCCTCTCGACGTTCGGCTGCCCATACTTCTCACAGAGAAGATCAAGCTCTGCCTGATCAGGGAAGACCATCCTGTTGATGTCGTGCTCAGCCATCAGTGAACCTCGCCATACTTGACTGCGACGATGTCAGTCACATGCTGGATGATGTTGGTGAATGAACATACCGGACAGCCTCCATTCTCATCGACAATCTTGGGGGCTCCGAAGCACTCGAAGGCACCGATATTGATCATGTTGCAGGCTTCCCAACAGGGGTCCATCTCGCCTCTGGCAAATTTCTCGTTCAGCGTCTTGGCATCGGGTGCAATCTGATCTCCCAGTCCACGATCCCTCAATGCGAACATCAGCTCTGCCCAGTGCGTCTCGCACCACTTGATGGCACGCAGATGCTTCTGGGGCTGATGAATGAAGTAGGGGACATCAAGCTTGAGAGGGGGCTGACCGTCATGTGCCATATGGGTTATCCCGCTTCTTCACCCGGCGCTTTGCGATCTCACGGGCACGCGCTTGCTCCTGTGCCTCGACGTTGTCCACGATGGTGAACGGGCCAAAGAATTTATCCATGAGAAGGCGCAGCCCCTGAGTGGCAGTATCGAGCAAGTCGTCCCGCTCGGTAGAGCCAGGACCCACGTAGGAGCAGACTTGTGAGACAAGGGGATCTGCCCAGTCTTTGAAGTTTCCAGGGTTGATCTCCGATTCAACTGCCCAGACTCGACCAGCAGCAAACATAGGCGACACGTAATGTAGTCGCGTTAGCTTATCTTCATTACCCGGATTGTAGCCGTGCGTCAAGATGTTCTCTTCCGCCAGCTGCTGTCTCAGGCTGATCCCAGATGCCTTCTCCTCGATCAAAATGATGTCAGGCACTCTCCCCTGATGCTTCGGTCGCTGGGTCTTAGGAACGATCTTTGGCCTCAGGAGGGGCTCATCCACATCGCCGTAAGCATACGTTTTCTCCTTCTTGATCCGGCGCACGAGAGCAGGGAATCCCAGCCACTCCTCCCACGCATCGAGCAACAACACATGCGGGATAGGAGGCTTGCCTTGCCGTGGGACCATGAAGACACCCCAAGCGGAGCAGGCTGTCGGATCATTCTCTTGCTTGCGCTTATCGTAGTTCTTCTCGGTGAATGCCGGATCGATTGAGAGCACGATGTAACTGAACTTCGGCAGTGCTTTACCCTTCGGCCAGACCCTCCACTGACTGCGCTTGACGAAGCCTTCCTCTTCCGGGTCCAGCAGCTCGCCCCGAATCTCCTGGCGACCAACTCGCGTGCCTTCGTACTTGGCAATCGACTCGAAGAAATACTCCGTCAGATTAGCGCGGTTCTCGTAGGTGCTCCCCACCACATCGATTGTACGTTTGTCAGTCACCAACCGACGCACGAAGGGGGTGGGCTTCGGTGTCCCGGTCACACAGATCTGAGGCTTGTTGCCTAGACGCAGGCCAAAGCTCAAGTTGTCCCATGCCTCCTGCGGGTACTTCCACGAGGCAATCTCGTCACACCAGATCTTGGCATGCTGCGGACCCCGGAGTCGCTCGGGGGTATCCCCCGCGAAGCCACGGATGATCGAACCGTTGTACAACGTAATGGAGGGAAGTGCTTGGTTGCGGTCAGCGATCAGCTTCGGGGGGATACATGCGAGCAGTCCCGTTGGACCTTCAAAGCAGGTGTAGCGCACGTCGTCGTGCGTCGGTGAGATGACTGCGTAGTACGAGGGGTAGAGGGATGCCTCGATCCCGATCCAGTTGGCACCCGTTAGTGTCTTGCCGAATCCTCGACCAGAGCGGATGAGCCAGATGGACTTCTCCATCGACTCGAAGACAGCCGGGGGGATCTGCTTCTGCCGCGCCATGCGCTTCCAGCAGATGCGCCAGCGGATGAGGTGCAGCTCTTCCTCGCTGAACATCTGGATGACTTCACCAGTGTCAGCGGGGAGCTGGGCTTTGATATCCTCATCGAGATCGTCCCAATCGAATTCGTAATCGAACTCCGGGGGATGATGAACGAGTCCAAAGTTGAGGCTGACGATCTGTGCCATCGAAGATCCTGTTCGACGGGGCGGCAGTATAGGCCCAAAAAAAGGGGGCTCACAAGGAGCCCCCATCTGGTCGCACTGCCCTCACGGGGTGGAGGGACTAGCTACCTTAGCATAGGCCAGCACACGTTCGCGTGCCTCCTTGGCATCGTGCACGTAGTGGTCGCCGTAGTAGGGATCAGCTTCGGTTTCGACAAAGTCCTTCGGGGTCACGTAGTACGAGTAGGCTCCTTCGCCCCAGTCCTCTTTCTCGACATTGACCCCGTGCTTCTCACCGAACTCGAAGATGTTCAGTCTCTTCGCGGGCTTCTTCCGGGGCTTGCGCTCTAAGGTAAAGTTGAGCCGATCATCCGCGAGCTTCTTGACGTAGTAGCGCTTCTGCTTCTTGAGTTTCTTGAGAGCAGTCTTAGCTCGCTTGAGCTTCTTCTCCCAACCGACGATGCGCCGGTCTACACTCGCAGCGCGCTTTGCTACCAAGCTCACTTCAGGCTTCGCCTTTTCCGGCTTCGGTCCCGATTCGAGGAACCGTTTTCGGATCAGCGCAGCTCCATCTCGTTCGACCGACATGTGCCCACCTTTGTGGGACAGTCCAGTCTTGCGCCAATGGATGAAGTGCGACATGTCATGGTTGATGTCGCGCCAGCCCGCCTTAGGGTTGACCGTGAACACATTTCCCTGCAGCCACGTATTTCGATTGCCTGAGCCGATGCGGATCTTCCATGAGAACTTCACTCCGATCTCCTGTTTCCAGAACGCACGCACATAACTCTTTGCGTGGCTTTCCCAGACGTTTCGCATCTGCTCGGGAGAGACATCTCCCCAGGCTTTTCCCATGACACGGATATAGTCTTTCGCCGTTGCCATAATTCCACTCCTAGCTGTTAAAGAACATACCGTTATTCCACGGTAGCGCTTATCATAACACAGGAGGTATAGACGGATTAACTAAGGGGCGAAGACTTCAATGACTTACAAAAGGCGGGGTCAATCAAAACAGGAGGTTAGCAATCGGACGAACGGTAGGCCCCCTTCTTTCGCTCGTTAGCGATGGCACGCTCTAAAACATCAGCTTTTATCCACGCGCCACCCTTACATCGAACCCCAAGGTGAGGTTCGGCTAGTTCACGTCCAGATGGATCGTGATGAAAGAGACCGATCTCCCACGTATCGAATTTGGAGAGGTCATCTTCAGCAGTAAAAACGTGGACTAATTCTGTCATTGCTTTGTCCAATGACGGGGATTTAGGTACTGAACTTCGATCCCAGCGAATACCAAGGTCAGCGTGAGGGCAGTCCAGAATCCCGTCTCGGGGAGCACCAACACCCAGACCAAGTAGACCGTGAGACCCCAACGAGCGAAGTGAGTCGCGATCCAGAGATTATTGGTCATGGTCTCCTGACCTTGAGAAGGCTTGTTGCAGCACGTTGGCAGTCATCACTTCCTTGGTCTCAATCATCGATGCAGCCAGGGCTTCTGCGAGGTGATTCCGATGCCATTGAGCCACTGGCTCACGAATGATCGCAGGCACGTAGGGAGCAGCAGCAACTGCACCCGCTGCACTAATCAGTGTCTTGAGAAAGCTTCTCCGGTTCACCGTATGGTCCCTCCTGATGGCAGGCACAAATGAAGGCAAGCCTCATAAGATGCATGGGCAGTGACTCAGGTTCTAGGATGACGTGGTCCACCGGACGCAGTGTGTCATGTCGATGGAGCATGATTCCGTCTATGGCGAACAGACCCTCGAACTTGGTCCAGTTCACCGGGATGTCCTCTAGAAGTGCACGAGCTACTCTCAGCTCGTAGGTGATGTAGCCTCCTTCGATACTCTGCTTGGTTCGTAAATACATTGGGTGATCGGGATTATGGTAAAGATCGCTCATGGCAAGTGGTTCGCAATTTGTTGTTGCAGGATGGTGCGCACCTCGATCAAGGAATCAATGAGGTGGGAGAGACTGACCCACTGATCTTGGACCAGAATCTCCCAGTCACCTGTATCCGGGTTGAACTGCGCCACTATGGGAGGCTGTTCTTCCTTAGGGGAAAATTTCAGACGGTCGTCTTCGGGCAATCAGAAAGACTCCGGTCTAGCTACAGAGCGTACCCACGCTTGCAGTCCCTGCTGCATGTGCGTCTTCCCTACCGCTACCCAACGGGGTGCATCGCGGTACTCAGGCGAGTTGAGATCACCATCGAGCTGAGCCCGTGCGCCTAGCATGACGCACAGCTCCTCCAGCTCAGCTCCCTTTTGCTTGATCAGGTTCATCAAGTCAACTTCTTCCTGACTCAGATCGCGGTAGCCTTTGATTGCTTCGTGTTGGTTTTCCATCGCTCTTTCTCCAGAAAAATAGCATCGTGTCTTTCACGTAGCCTCGTTGAATCATCACAGTATCGGGCACGCCGTACTCGATCACATCTCGTCACGGAATCGAATCACGCCAGAAGGTGGACGGCAAGTCATCCCGCTGAGGCTTCATCCTCGTGCTCTCCTCCGCATTTGAGGGTGGGGTCTTTGGGATCGCGTCGGACATAGATACCAGATTCGTGCTTCTGATCACAGAAGCAGCAGCTCTCCAGTAAGCGATGCTCATCACGCAACGTGGCAGGTACTCTACCTCCGTGCCGATGTAGCCAGCAGCGCTCGCAGATCGAATGGGTCCATTCGCTCACATCTGCTTCCCCTGAGGCTCGATCATTATGATACGAGAGGGAGGAATCCAGTAGTGCCCCTGACCCTCGTGACACAGTTGATGGTCCGCATTGAGCCAGAAGCCTTCCTTCAGACTCTCGAAGGTCCACTGCTCAGTGAAAGGTGTCTCCAGCCGACGTGGCCTTTGATTGAACTCAAACGTGACTACCCAATCACCCGGAGTCGCCATCGGTCTCGACCTTGCCGCTGAGGTTAGCGTAGGGACTCTGACTCATGCCACTCGCGTTTATCAGACCACTGAGGCCACCCTGGAGGTCGAAGGCGAGACGTTGCGCCGGTCCTTTGAAGACGATCTCCATGACCTTCATCATGTCGTCACGAGATGCAGTCGCGTACTTCTCCTGCACCTCCATCACCGCTTCTTTGAGTTCCAGCTGCCTCTCACGATCCGTGGCAGTCTTCTCGCGATTCTTGAGTTCAGCCTCTGAGTGTACATGCCGTTCATGCTTGGCGAGAGCCTCATCGTTCTTCTTGAGAATCTCCTGTGCAGCCTCCAAAGCCAAAGCATCAGTGTCGGCTTTGTCGAGACGTTCTTTGAGACGGGTGCCGATTTCGGCAGTCAGGTTGTTTGCGATAGCTTGACGGAGATCGTCATCGAGACTCATTGGTTCCCCTCCTTAGTAAAAAGTGGGGACCGCTCGCAGCTAGGAGTGGAAGCGTCCCATTGCAACGAGCGATCCCCTGCGAGACCTAATCCATGAGGCCATCGCGCTGCGTGGTCGGAGCGTGAAACAGATGAAGAATCACAGTTGCCCACGCAAGCGCAATCCTATCACAGGCTCTCTAGCAAGTTGAGCATGTGTTGCATCCGGGTCATTTGTTCTTGCAACGCCTGTCGCGCCTCGTCCTGCCACGTCATTGTTATCGTGGGGTTCCCTGGATGAGCAGAGCTGAACAGAGCGACTTCCTCCTGTTCGATTCCTTGCTCAGTAGCACGAGTCATCACAGCTTCCCCAGGATCTCGATGACGTATGAGAGCATCGGGACGATCCAGTCGATCAGGGTAGCGTGCCCGCTGCCTCCGACCGATAGACTCGATGGCAATCCGCACTTGCTGCTGCGTGTCCACGCCCATTGAGAAACCCGTGATGTCCTCGAACTGGCTGCAGAATCCTTGGATCATCTCTCTGCCCATGAAAATGCAGTAGCTCCCATTTTCGTCTCGACGCAGTATCACTCTACGCGGACGGCTCTCCCTCGTGCGATCTTCCGCTGCAGTTCGTGCCGGTCCCTCACTATCAGGTGTGTCGCTCATTGATTTTCCTTATTTCAAGTAGTCTATGTATCCATCGCGGAGCATGCGCTTCTGTAGAAGCTCGGGCTTCTGCATCCGATGCGTCTTCAGGTAGGCACGGAATTCTTGGACACTCACGTCGCCAATGCCTCCCTCGACCTCGCAGTTCTCGAACAAGAGCAACCCGCGTGCGACTGCGCTGCCCTTCTGCTTCGCTAGCTTCCCAGTCATGGTGAGCTTCGATTCGAGGAGGCTCTGATGCGAACGTCTCGGTCCCTTCTTACTCTTCTTCTGGCGCTTCTTCGGAGGTGCTTCCTCAATCGCATCCTCGTACCACGTCTCCTCTATGTGAGATCCTTTTGGAAGAAGAATCTCAAGCAGTCCCTTAATCAGAGGACCCAACTCCCGGTCAGGTATATCTAGAATTTCAATTTTGAACATACTGCTTACTCCTACGGTCGGTATCGGGGATCGATAGCGAAACTGCGTCTTTCCTGCTCGATCCACGCTGCTTGATCGTTTGGATGTCGAAATCTCGCCTGAGCTTCCTCAATCAAGCGCTGCTCCAATCTCTCCCTTTGCATCCGTGAAAAGTCGATGAAGGTCTGTCGATCACGAAACGATCCGTTAGAGAAGGGGGGAGGACCAGCCCGTTCCATACCCTCTTGAAAGACGTTGAGGGGTCTTCCACGGATGCTCGCAGGCATCGGCATGGGGGTCTCCTCCCTTTTAGCAGGCAGGGGTTTCCATTCGGACTGAGCCGCAACATTAATGACTGCATCCACCACATGTTGGGCTGGAATGACGAAGCCAGTGATCAATTCCCACTCACGGCAGAACTGGGAAAGGTCTCTGCCCCTGAAATGGATAACGTAGTGTGGATCTCCCTCTCGCCCAGCATTTCGGATCTGGACCTTCTTCGCATCCCCCTTAGCCATGTTGTTAGTCCTTCTTGCCCATCTTCTTCGGATGATGCTTGGGGTGCCCCATGATGAATTCCATCCGACTGACCAGCCGATTACAGCGTCCCAGGTTGTGACGCTTGTCCGCAACGGGTCTGCCTCGCCATCGAGATAAGCCGGAATAGCATGCAGCGCAAACGTGCAGGTTGTAATACCTCACCACTTGCTCGCAATCGGGAATGATGCAGATCTCAGCTTGTGTTGCCATGTCGTACTTCCTTTATCGACACGTCATGTGTAATGGTTGGTCCCATCGTGGAACAGGTTGTAGTGACTCTCCCTCGCGTAGAGCACTAGCTCCAGATACTGAAGCCATTCCCTACGAAAAAACCTGTTGCGCTCGATCATCGCAATACAGTTCCTCAGATGGCTCATCTCCATCTGCCACGGATCGATCCAACGTCCATCCTTGCAACGCCAGCGTGGTTGGTCCATTAGCAATCGATATCGGGCATGTCTTCGTTGAGCGTGTCGATCATCACCTCGATCTCGTCGCGTAGCTCGATCAGGCGATCTCGCGTCGTTACTTGCGACACCGACGTGTCACTGTACAGCTCATTCAAGTTTTTCTTCAGCTCTTCAACAGTCATCGTCTTTACCCTTCCCTATATCGAAAATCCTATAAGCATGTGAATCTCTAGCCTGATCAGCACGCCACTGATCCACGCAAGGCCACCCGCAGAAGTGATGCACTTTCATCGGCATCGGCGGATGGACGAGAATAGCGTTCTCGAAGTCCCCAGTGGGAATTCGGTCAGGGTGGATCACGAGCCGATACCCTGGCATCGAGCCTCCACCCGTCAAATCTCTGTCACAGTGGTCGCAAGAGATCTTCGCACTCATAGTCGCATCGTCCCCTCAGAGATGGTGAAGCTCTCGCTCACATCAGGGAACAGTTCCTTGGCGATCTGACGCTTCTTCTCGATGGTGTCGAGAGCTTGGTCTAACCGCTTGTGCAACTCCTCACGAGGACGGTCGTCAGGCACGCACATCAGTGCATCGCATAGGTTGCACCAATCATCGAGAGCCTGCTGGTGGAGCCTCCTAGCTCGCTTCTGCTCCTTGGTGAACGTCGCATCCACGTATTTACCCTTGCGCATTTTCATCCTGGCACCAACCTCTCTATGTCACGAATGATGTCCCCTATACCCGCCTCGATCTTCTCAATCGAGTCGGTGAGATCCTTGTCCTGGGCGAAGTACTGCGCGGAGATCGCCATCAGCTCTTTGCGATTGGTGGAGAGCTGCGAGTGCAGAGCTTCCAGCGCATCTTCAATGTCTTTGTTCATTGCGCGTGTTCCCTGATGAAACGCTTCGCCAGCGTGACGCAGTAGCGCTTCGAGTAACACACATCCCATCGACGTCGATAGGTCCTGCCTCCGTAGACGATCTCCATCATGGTCAGCGGTCTTTCGAGATCCCATTGGCGATACACACCCACCAAACCCAGCTTGGTCCTGATAATGCCCGTGGAGTAGCCGTAGTCCTTATTGTCGTGCCAGTCCCCACCTTCATAGACACTCCAACCGGCATCCTCATGTGGAACCACTCCGGTCATTCGCGCACCTTCATAATCTCGTGCTCCATCAGCTCGATGGTGGTCCGCACGGTGCGCAGGTAATTCAGCACGCGCACTCTCTCGTACTGTGAAGAGTCATGGTTGAGCTGGGAGATGAGATCGCACTGATCAGTAACGTGGAGCACGGTCTTCTCAGCTAGCGTATAAGGAGAGACATGTTTCATACCAGTACCACCTCGATCAACCGGGACAAGACGAGCATGCAGGCACCGACGACCACCAAGGT